GTGTGATTATGTATTTCTCGGTCATTTTACGTCTGCGTCCTCCATGCCTGCTACTCGCAGTTTTGTGATGTTAGTTATTTGCCATTGTTTTTGATCAAGTCCCTTTAGGATGCCCAACCATTTGTTGCGTAGCAATGCCCATTCATTTACTATTGCCTCAAAGTCACAAACCTCATCTTCACCGTCCACGTATTTTTCTACGTCTCTGGAAGACAATGCTCGTTGATAATTTTCTAAATATATCTTGTAGTGTTTGGTACGCAACCTGCGTAGTTCTCTGTTCAAGTGATTCAGTACTGCTTCTATTTCTTGCAGTTGTCCAAAACGTTGTTCGACAATGCCAGGCAATGTAGAGGCCGCTTTCTCGAGTCTGCCATAAAGGGCAACTTCACGCCTAGCATTTTCAAGTTCTGTTTCGTAATGATTAATCGCGGCAGGAATGTTTGCGATTGATTTGACTATGTCTGAAAACCAATTTTTACCAATCATCGTCCGGCTCGTCTTCATCACTATCGACGTATTCTTCTAGTACTTCGTCGATGGCAGTTGATAATGGATCGTCGCCAACTTCTTCCTGAACGTCTTTGAGCGTCTGTTCTTCGACTCCTTGTTCGATGAGAAAGTTGACGAATCTGACGGCCACTTCAGGTTTGTCTTTGGGGATCTTTTTTTCAAATACGTCCCAAAGTTCTGCAATAACTGTTGCGTCAACTGTGTCCAAACTACTCTCCTTCAGCCTCGTCGACAGTACTTACCTCATCTACGACATTTTCGACTGGTGCAATATTGCTGATTTCAGTCATTATCATTTCGAGTTTTGGTCCTGTCCATTGTTTGCGATAGTCCAAATGTTCTTTGCCATCCTTGTCCACATATTTTAGACGATTGCCTTGTTTTGTCAACAGGCCTTTCTTTTCAAATAAGTCAACAAGTCCGCTGTATGGATTCATACCAGTTTCATATGGTATTTTAATTTGTACACCTTCGAACGGTTTTGCGTATCTAGTCTTCATTACCTTACATGCCGCTCTGATACCACGTACTTCTGATATCTTGTTACCATCTTCATCTTCTTTCAGTTTCAACTTCTTCATTGCAACTACGATAGATGATGCATAGATAAATCCTTGTCCACCCGATATCTTATCATCTGGGTCAAACATGTCTTGTGATGCATAAGTGTGGTTGGTTGCTAACATGCCAATATTGTGTGCACCAATCATGTTCACTGTATTTCTAACCAATGACGTCAGTGCTTTAGGTTTTCTACCCAAGTCACCTTTCATGTCACCTTTGTCAAACTGGTCAACATCGGTTGGTGTCAGCAACATACCCAACGAATCCATTACAAACAATACTTTAGGTTTGTCTGCTGTTTCATCTGAGTAATCTGCCTTGTACTGTTTCATGAATGTTGATATTGTTTTAGCAACATCGTCGATCATGCTTAAACTAAGTCTTAGCAGTTTGTCCGGTGATGTGTCTACATTTAGTGCCTGTAGCCATTTCTCGTCCAGTGCATTCTCTGAATCTATCAACACAACAAATATGCCTTGTTCTTGTGCGTGTCTTACCACATTGCCTGATGCTATGAATGACTTGCCTGATCCAGATTCACCTGCAAGTACAGTTACCTTGCCCAGTGGAATTCCTTTGTAAAAATCGCCTGATATCAAATAGTTCAGTGCATAATTGCCTGTTGATATCCAGTCTGTTGGATCATTGAATCCTATACCCAAACCATCAATTGATTTGGTAATGTCTTTTCTAAATTTTGATATATCGAAAGGTTTAACCATTTGTATCTCCTAATATTACTATTTTATGCTTTTCTATGTTTTTGTCAATCATTGATTATGATCTCAGTTATTTGACTAGTATTTCTTAACACGTCATTGTCGAAGTTTTGTGAATACTTGCCAACTGGAAATTTGCCTATGCCTAGTTTTTTATCGTATGGATCTATTTTATGCTTCAACATCCATTCTTTGAAATCGTCTGCAAAAACATTTCCAGTCTTATTTTGATTGGGATCAATGTCTAATCCAAGATAGTGGTTATTTTTCAGTCTTGGATACTCTAATGGCAAATTGTCTTCGTGTAAATCTCTATACTCTTTGCCTACTTCGTTGTATCCTAAATACACTGTCCAAGGTTGATACTGAAACACAACACAATCGTAGTCTTCTTGGACAAATTTAATCCTGTCGACACATTCTTTTGGATTTTTACTCCATTTCATGTTCCACTCTTTTTCGAAAGGATATTGTTCTAATAGATGCACACCCCAGTTAACACACCTCACTGCTTCTAGTATTTTGTTTGGAGCAACCAACATGAGTCTAGACGGTTTGTTCCACTCACCATTTAATTTCTCAAAAATTGTGTGTAATTCATTTCGCCAAATTTGGTCGTTCCAATCCACACTTTCGATATCAATTATGTTTTGTTTCAAAAATGTATTAATGTCGTTGAAAGCCTCTAACATAATATTTTGTATTTGATCTTTTTCTAAGTATTGACTGAAACTCTGAACATCGTCTACAAGTATGCCTTTGGAGTCTATTTGACTCTTGAGCATCCCAGAATACTTGTGTCCAATTGGTGTGTCGAAACACTCCACGTTCACAGTATGAGCGTCATCGATTATGATTGTTATGTGTGCTGTCATTTGTTGATAGTGCGTAGTTTCCTACGCACTATGAATCTAAAGTTTATTTTTGTCTAGCACGAATCATTGCCAGTATTTCTTCTGCTTTGTTATCTGTCGCCGCAGGCGTTGTTACTGGTGCTGGTTCTGGTGTAGTTGTCGCTACTGGTTCTGGCGTTGGTGCCGGAGCAGGAGTAGTTTGTGGTGCCACTGGTGCCACTGTCGCCTCCATTGCTGGTGCTGGCTGTGGTGCCACTGTCGCATTCACTGGATCACCTGTTCTCTGAGCCATGCCAGCGGGTCTAAAGTATTGACTCCACTTGTCTGGATCATATGGTTGTCCATCTACTGATGCTTCAAACATCTCCTTCATCACTTTCTGCTCAACTTCCGATGGTTTCTTTGGAAGGAAATCACCCAAGTTGTGCAAACCGTGTGTGTCGATTGCTTGTTTTTGCTCTGCTGTAATCGCCGATTCTTTTCTACTCCATTTAGAAGTTGAATAATCTGCGTAACCACCTTTAGAAGATTTGTTGATTCTAAAGTCTACACCCGCATCATAATCAGTTGGCAAGTTTTCCATTTCTGGATCTAACAATGCACCTCTGATGATGTTGAAAATCTGTGGTCCAATAATGAAACGCCTAATTGGATTTTCTGGTGTGGTATCTTCTTGCAATGGTGATTCATTCACGAAACCTTGGAAAATATAAGAACGTTTCTTCCAATATTTTCTACCCATGTCTTCCAGTGACTTGTCTTTGAACCATTGTCTTACTTCTGCAAGTATTTGACATGGATCTCCCCACATCTCCATACATGGTACTTGTACTTGTACAGATCCTGTGGATTCGCCTTTCACTGAATTGAATGGTAGTTTGATCATTGCCCTCTCTACCCAAAAGAATGTGTTGTTTGGATCGCTGTCTGGTAAGAAACGTAGTACTGCTTCGCTACCTTCTGCTATATTCCAATGTGGGTAAATTGCGTTGTCACCTCCGAAACTGCCTGTTCCTTGTGACTTGGTGTCCTGTGCCTTAAGTTTTGCACGGATTTCTGCTAATGTTGCCATAGTTGAGCCTCCTTATTTTGCCTATTTGCCTATTAGTAATAAACTATATTACTACAAAGTACTTATAAGGTCAACTACTTTTTATTTTTATCTTTTTTGAAGTAAGGCTCTTTTGCGCCTTTTGGTTTGTCGTATGTTTTTACACCAACTTTAGAGTCTCTGTCTTTGTACGTTGGTTGTGGGTTTTTGCCAGGTGCCATGAAACCCAACATGCCTTCTTTGGCAACACCCATTTCTGCTTGTCGCATAAACATTTGGGCATACTTTTTGATCACTGGTCTCGCATCTGCATCAGCACCTTTGCGTTGTGATAGTTCATATAGATCATCAAACATACTATCGTCACCAATGTGATCATACATGATGCCTTGTGCGTTGTCTCCGTCAACACCAACTGGAATTGGTTCTTTTAAAAGTTTAGTGATGTCTCTGAAGTCTTCTGCTGTTTGTGGAGCCTTCCACGTGCCTTCATCAGTCTTTTTTTTAGGTTCTTCGTATTCTTTGGTTACTGAGTCTGCCCAAGTTTCGAAAGCATCTTCACCTTTGTACTTCTTCTTGTACCCAAGGTCTTTTTTGCCTACTTCTTGTCCTTTGATGTTTTTGTATTTTTTGAGTTCCTGTGGATCAATTCGCACAGCATCTTTGTATTGAGGATTTGCTTTCATCTTTTTAAGATCATCGATGTATCTCTTAACCAGTTGTATTGCAGTTGCTTTCAACTGTGGATAATCCTTCTTAGGTGTCACAAACAGTTCACCTTGTTGTTGTATCTCTGAATCCATGTCCGCCGCAAAGTTGTTCAATCTCATTGCTTCGTCATCTTGTGGTAAAAATCTTGTTGCGATATCTCTCAGTATCGATGCAATCATTATGTTCTTGTCTTTGAACTTTGTTCTAGCCAACATGTTGTCTGCGGCATCGTTTGGTTTCAGTATCAATTGATTGTTGCCTTTGAGCCACCCGTCAACATATGATTTGTTCTTTTGTGCAGATGATGTTTCGTCTTCGCCTGGTTTCATAGCGTCTTTGTCTGCTTCTTTGATTGCTTGGTGTATTATTGGCAGTACTTCAAGCATTGATTCATCAAAAGTTTTCTTTGTGAGTTTGTCTTTGTATTCAGCAATTTCTGCCTCAGTCATTTCAACTGCCTGTGTTTCTTTCCAACTGTCTTTGATTACTTCGTAACCTTTTTGAGTTGTAAGTTTGTGTATCGTTGATTTGATGTTTTCAATTTTTTGTCCTGTTACTTCTGCTATTCTATCGTTTGATGTGTTTAGTAGATCGTTTCTGTTGATGTATCTGCTGAAGCCTCTCAGTTTTGCTAGGTTCATGCTTTGCTCTTGTATGTAATTTCCGAATGCATCATATGGTGCTCCGCCGTTGGCAACATGTCTTGCCATTGCCCTTGCACCTTCTAGGTGTATCATAGGAAACTTGAATCTTTCGCCTTCTTCGTTTTGTATGAATATTGCTTTGATGTTTCTTGATCTTGAACCACGTTGTTCTTCGTCAACTGCTTTGCTGTGTTTGATGATTACTTTGGCTGTTTGCAATGGATGATATGATGTTTTACTTGTGCCCCACATACGTCTACTTTCTGCAATTTTGTTTTGTGCAAGGTATTTATAGTCTTTTTTCTCCAAGTTGCTTTTGCTTATGTCACGCACATCGAATCCTAAGTTGCGTGATTTTGCAAATTTTCTAATGTCTTGGATAAATTCAAACCATTCAGTCTTTTCTTGCATGGGTTGATTCTCTGTCATCTGACGTGAGTAATAAACACTTAGTTCATTTTCTCCTAGGGTAACACTCACTGGATGATCTTTGTACTCGAATGTGAAGAATTGTGCTTCTTTGGGATCTGTGGTGCTTTGTGCGTCTGCATCTCCCATGGTCAAATCTGAGAACTTTGCTCGTAATTGATTGAATAATTCTTCGTTGGTATTCATTTTTGTATTTATCGGAATTACGTTACAACAAAAATAGGCATTGGTGCAACCTCTTCTTCAATATTATCCTTTAATCTTGTGTATAACTTCTGATCCCACCCTGCAATCACGCCAATCATGCGACATATAAGCAGTGTTGCACTCACCAAGTCATCATGTTCGCCTGGTTTTGCTGAAAAGGATTGTCCTGATGCCACAAAGGTCTTGAGTTCTGAGATTAAATTCTTGCTGTGTACAACCATCTTGTCATTTTCAATGTATTCTTTGAATTTAGAACATGCAGATATCTTGGATTTGTGTGTGGTGTTGAAACCTTTCCTGAATCTTCTCACATGTCCACGTCTGATTGGCTCGGATACAAACAGTCCCTTGATGTTCTCTTCACCTTGATCTTGTATGGCCATTAGTGCGGCCTCGCCTATGGTGTTGTTCTCTACACTGTAATATATTTCACTTGCCTTTTCACTGTGCTTTGTAATGGTAGTATCTATTTGATTGATAATGTCCTTCAAAACTCTAACCTGTCCTTGTATGGGTGTCATGTTGTGTTGCCACTCCGCACACTGTATCATGCCTGGCAATTCGAACACTTGTATTGCGGCATAGTCACCACCCGTTCCAAGCGATGGGTCAAGTGCGGCCAAATAGGCATGTCCTGCCCTAGGTTTTTTGTACCAACGCACCTGTCCGTGTCTTTCCACAGGCTCTTTTGGTTCTAGGTCCACAAGTTTGATTGCATTGATCAATGTTTCATCATATATGATGAATTCACATTCATGCTCACGTCTGAAACGTTCTATTCCTATCCTTGCTTTCTCATCCTTTGCCCAAGCATCATTCCTGTCAGGATGTTCTGACCAATGTGCCCTGAATGCCGCGAATCCATTTTGTCCTACTTCCATCTCTTCACCATTTTCATCAAGGTTTTTACATGCTTCTTTCCACAGCAATGCAAATTGATCTTCGTCTGAGTTTGGTGTTGATGTAATAATGCACTTACCACCTGTTGCCAGTGTCGGAGAAAGTGCTGTCCAAAATTCTCTGGCCTTGTCCGGTGGGTTCACAAAGGCGAACTCATCACAGTAGATCAAGGACAAGGACATACCACGTCCTGTGTTTTCAGTAGTTGTGGTCGCTTTTATTCTAGATCCATTGTCGAATTCAATTGTGTTCCTGTTGTATGAATATATGCCCGGCCTGATGTAGTCTGGCACTGATTCGTATGCATATCTAAATCTGTTCATAATGTCTTGGGCACCGGTGTATTTGTGTGCCGCGATCAGTATCTGTGAGTCTGGCACAAAACAAGCGTACCATAAAAGATATCCAGATGCACATGTGGTCTTTCCTGTTTGCCTAGGCAACATGTTGATCGAGAATCTGTTCTTGTGATAGTTTTTTACAAGCCTGCGTTGGAATTCAAAAGGTTCAAAGGCAATGGACCCTTTGGTTGGGTGTTGTATTTGTAAAAAGTGCTCCATGAAATACATTGGTCCAGTCTCAGGATCACTGCACTTGTGAAGATGCATCATCATCTCGTCTGTGTATTTTATTTTGGCATGGGCCTTTTTGACCAGATTGCCTTGTAATGTTTGTACCATAGTATATTATTTACTGGTTTGTGTTGCCGTATTGTATAACAGTATAATCTGTATGCTCATATTTTCTGTACAAATCAACAATTATAGAGTTGTCATTGAATTCGTAATTGCTATAATCTTTATCATGTGCTAGAAGATAGGTGTATTTTTTCGTGGTAGATGGAGGTTTTTCGTAATGCACAGTTTTGTCCATTTCTTTGCAGTAGTGTCCAATTAGCATACTTGCTGAACCATCTGTAAGATGTGTTTGTGGTTTGAATGATTTGCCTATTATTACTATGTCTCTATCGAACGAACACAATAGTTCTGCCACGTTGTATGCTTGTTTTTCTCTAATACGCATGATGTCACCAAATATGTCATATCCGAGATCTATTTCTTCTGCTAACCAACTCAACGCAATGTTATCTCTTGGGTGACAAGGACCGCCATCACCGTTGCCTGCGTCCATGTATCGAGTACTGACAATTCTGTCTGCATGTTTGAGAGCATTGGTCACCGCATCTGCATTGATGTGATCCATTTTTTGTGCCACATCACCAATCATGTTTGCAATTCCTACTTTGGCAGAGATGTATGTGTTGTGGAATATTTTGATTGATTCTGCTTCTTCAAAAGTACCATGTGCGAAAAATGGCAATCTTTCCCACAATGGTTTGTAAAAATTTTCTAATTTTCTTGCCAGTGGGTGTGTGTTCAGCATACCTATACCATGTGTCCATTTTGGGTATCCAAATATTGCAAGATCAGGATTTAAAAAGTCATCTGTTACTGTGCCCATGGCAATCAGATATGGATTGTACACGAAGTTTTCTATCTTGCTGTGTTTCTTTGCAAGTTTACGATATGTGCCAGGCAACACAGTTGATATTGTTACCACCATGGTGCCTTCTTGTATGCTGTCTGCTA